TCGCATTGTATATTAACACTACCGACATCGTTACGGTATGGGCGTGCGTTGTTAGTCCTCAAAGACTCAGCTACCCAACGCCCAAGCTAAACGCCCAACTGATTTTTCGATTTCATTGGGTGATCCGACTCAAGTTCTTTCTGCACTTAGGATCAACTAACCAAAGCAGATCACTCCAACTTAAGGAGACCTTCCCATCATGGCTATATCATTAACTCAAGCCCTCGCAATTAACGCTGTCTCGTCCTCCGCGACAACCAACGACATATTAGATTGGCTTCACCGCTACTTCTTGTTGCCCTTTCTCAGAATAGCACCCGAGAAACAGATCACATTCCGTGCAAGCATCCGTCAGCGTGGACAGAGCATCCTATGGTCATTGTCTAAAGTCCTAGAGATGCCAGCGGATGTATTCGAAGATGTAAAGTCCTCGATGAAAGCCCTCGAAGGGGACAACGCCGAAGCCATCAAGACCTACCACAGGGACTTGCTCAACACCGAGAACAACACAGCCACCGTCAAAGGCACTATCACGGATAAGTTCGATACCCTTCAATTCCTGCGTAACATGGACAAAGCAGGACACAGTGGCTTCAGAACTTCCCTAGAGACCGCCGTCCTTGGGGAATGTGGCACGGAGGGCGTTACCCATTTCTCGCTTGTCTTGGGCATCAACGCCAAAGGGTATCCTACAGTCCTCGCTTTCGCACCCGAGACACAGCCAGCCCCAGAAGGTGTCCCCGAGGCAACTCCCGAGACAGCTACTGCCGACGCAGAAGACATCTTCTAAACCACAACTCACACCAACGCCACAGGGGGCGTGTAACAAATACCCTGTCCCTTTCTTTCAACCGTAACCACACACCAACTATCATGGACATCACTATAGAAGACCTAGTCATAGGCATTCTCTTATTCGGCGGAATGTTCGCCGTAATCATCGACATAATCATTACATCATCATGAAAGATTCACACACTAAGTTATATCGACAGCATAGACGGGACGAGGGCGACGACGAGGGCGGTATTACCTTGAACCTCATCCACACCATCGACGCTGATAAGCGTACGGCAGTTGAAGCACAAGACGGATACTCCGTTCATTGTTCCCAGAAGCCCACGAAATATTGGAAGACCCCGTTGCACGGGACATCAGTCGAGATGAGCAAAGACGAAGGCGAGCAGTACTTCAAAGACCTAGAGGTTCGGATGTACCATAACGATCGCAACGACGCTCATTGCAGAGCCAAAGGCATACCCACCTTCGACGAATGGTTGGAGCACGAGCCGACCATCGACGACATCGAGTGGGTTGAAGACTTCAAGGCAGAAGCCAACGCCGAAGAGCGAGCATTAGCAAAGAAGTTAAGGCATCACCGCTTCCATGCGAATCTCGAAGAAGATTTCACCACCGAAGGGATTACAGCCTTCTGGCGTATACTCGAAGCCAACGAAATCGGGGACTGGCGATTCCTTCTGGAAGAGCGTTTAGGTACGATGGACAAAGGGGATGCCGACAGTATCATTGATGTGTACAACCAACTCCCTGACGAAGTCGCAGAGTACGGCTCGCAAGTAGGGCTGACCCAACCCTACGAGGAAGAGGGACGAGACTGACGAGAAGAGAGCACCGGCATGAACTATCATCGCTGGTGCTTTCTTTTTGTTCCGAGTCCTCTAAAGACTTGAAATACAGCGGGGGGAAAAAGTACGGGACATATATCTCACTACCTGAAGTCCCGTACTTTTTCCCCCCTTCAAGCACTCGCAAGCCTCACATCCGGCAACTACAGCACCAATGGCATGCGATCCAACGGGTTGACTAAACCTCCATTGCCACACATTCTTCGTTATCGATAGACTCAGGGGATGGGGCGATTACGTCCTCGCTCCCCTACGATTCGCCGACACCAAACCGTTGACTGGATTCCGAATCCTATGTGTCGCCAGCCCTAAGCCCTTGATCATCAGGCATTAGCCGAGCACGGTGCCGAGTTGCGTATCGACTATGCATCTGAACTACTATCACCGCCCTGTCGGGACAACACCCCCCACCCTCCCCGAGGTACCACTATCACTACCACTCCCAATCCCCTATCAATCACGAGAAATAGATAGGTATCCTTTTGGGGAAGCATTTACGAACGGTCACAACCGGTCGCAAGGGGGGGTACCTAAAGTTTAGGCTGTTTGGGATTAGGGAACCCATATCGCCAAAATATGACTGTAAAAAATTCGGTAAAGCGTCTCAGAGAGGATATCCACAAGTTTATCCATGACGCCGACTTCGAGAATGCTATGGTAGCTCTCCGAGAAGGGTTGCAGGCGACATCGGTAGTACGGAAAAACCGCGCGGACGGCCAGCGAGGCGTTGAATATGCCGAAAAAGCCGATCATACGACTCGATTACATAGCGCGCGACTATTACTAGAGTACGGATTTGGCAAACCGGCGACCCGACACGACATTTCAATCAACGACGAGAGCCAAAAAGCGGCCTCACCCGCCGAAATCATGGCCAGACTACGCAATTCCGGGGCCCAGCTCACCGAAATCCTCGATGTTTACACGGAATCGGTAAAAGAGGCTGAAATGGTACCAAATTTGGAGCTATCCGATGACATATGACCCAAATCCGGAAGGCCCGGCCGAACAATTCGCAAACGAGCTTATGTCCGTATTCATGAGATGGTACGAGGAGTCCGATTTGGATGACGACGACATGGCAGAGGCTGCATTGCAGGTAATAGATCAATTTTGCGGAAGCGGTGTAGAATTCGATTCCGACATTAACTTGGACGACGAATAGTTTTAACAGGAGATATTAATTATGGCTTTAGAATACTGGACTACTAACATGCCCGGGGGACCGACCGCCGAGCAAAAGGCACGAAACCTCGCGGAGTATGAGCGCCAGCGCCTTGAGTCGGAACGTAGCCAACGCCAGGCGCAGCAGAGGGGAAAACCGGGCACTAGCCCTCAGCCACAGGGGAGACCTTCAACAGTCGTTCGGAGCCCCGCCAATACGGGACCCAACCCCATGACCCACCTCCAAGGCCAAGGCGGCCAGCCGCAAGCCCAGCCCAAGGCAGCCCCGTCGCAATACAGCACTATAAAGCCACCACCTCCGCTTCCACCCGAGCAATACATCACCGCAAAGCCACCCCCACGGCCACCGCAGCCGTCGCAGGTTGTCCAAAAACCGTTGAACCGCGACTCCCATCTATCCAAGTTCAAGGCGGGTCACCCGTCGGCCAAGTCGCCGTCACCCTACGGTTCCGCCCAATACAACGCACTGCAAGCCAGCCGAGCGACAGGCGGTGGAGTACCCGGCGAAACAGTACCGTTCAAGGAAGGCGTACGCCCCGAATACACAGTACAAAACCGCCCCGCTCCCGCCCAAACCCCTGCGCGACCAGGATCGGCGGGTCTCCCGGCAAACCCTCAAAATTACCACGGCAACAATCTGGGCCCACAGCCCCCGCCACAGGCTCCCGCCCATCGGCCTACAGGCCAGGCTCCCGACCCTCCTTACACGGCTCGCCCTCCATCCACCTCTCCTCGCTCTCAAACAAGTTCGATCCCGTCAACGGAAGCCGGCAGGGCGGCAGTAAACCCTCTGAAGGCCGCCGCCACTAAGTTTGGCAACAGGCTCAAACCCGGCACCATGGGCTTTTCACCGAAAGGCATGGGAAACCTCGGGATGATGATGTTGCCCGCGTCCCCCTTCGGCACAGCCCCCGACATCCAAGAGCAAAACGACATTTTCGGAAACCCGCTGGACCAAGGCCAAGGGTTCCATCCCGACGAGATTGAGTCCGGGGAGTATAATTATGAGGTGGATCCGGGCCAATACCCCGATCAGGGCGGAACAGCTCCCATGCAATACGTACCTCGGATGATGCCCAATCCCCAAGCGGGACAGGCGATAGCACCCGAGTATTGGATGTAATAATATAGTTATGGGCTGCTTAAAAATAATAAACGGTCGTCGGCACGCCAAGGGTAAGAAAAAGAAGTCTTCCAAGCGACGCAAGAAATGACCGAAAAAGACCAGCAATTGGCTGACTTGATCCGGATCGACCCCGAGGTCTGGTTCAGCACGTTTGCGATGATCAAGGACAAGCGCGGCAAGAACATAAAGCCCGAGCCGAACGTTTTGCAGAAAAAGATGTTCGCTCACTACCGCGAATGCCAATTGGAGGACAAACCGTGTAAAATGATCGTTTTGAAGCCCCGCCAGAAGGGTGCTTCCACGTGCGCGCAGGCGTTGACTTATCATCACATGCGAAAGCACGAGAACCTGAGTGGTTCGTTAATGGGTGATATCGCAGGCACGAGCGACAAGGTATTCGAGATATACCGTCGATACGCGGAAAACGACTTTTTCCCATGGGACGAGACCGGGGTAAACCTGGAAGACGGCGGAAACTTGGCTGATTTGATGACGTTGTCCAGTAAGAGCGCTTACGGCAAGGAAACGGCAGGATCGAAGAACGCGGGTAGATCCGGCACGATTCAGGTCGGAAACATGACCGAGGTGGCTTTTTGGCCTATGGGTGGTGAAAGAGACCCTGCTTTGGGTTATTTGCAGTCCTTATACGACGGCGACAACATTTCGCTGGTCGTGGCCGACTCTACGCCTAACGGCCCTGCGGGTTGGTTTTACCGCACATGGGTACAGGAGAACGAATGGGCGAAGATATTCGCCGCTTGGTTCGAGTTCGAGGACTCGGTTATTCCTTTCAAATCGGAAGCCGACCTTAAGGAATTCAAGGAAAGTCTCACGGACGACGAGAAGTCCGAATTAGAGAGATTCGACGTAAGCTACGAAAATCTGCGTTGGCGCAGGCGAGTCCTTCAGGACAAGTGCAACGGCGACGTAAGTAAGTTTCGGCAGGAATACCCGAGCGACCCCGAGGAATGTTTCCTCATGTCGAGTCGCCCGAGGTTCCACATGGAATGTTTGAACGACATGGCCAAGAGCGCGGCTATAATGACCCCCAAGATCGGGAACATGTCCGTACAATCCGAGAATAGGGGAGCGTTCACTCCTGATCGAGCTGGCAATTGGCGCGTTTACGAGGAGCCGCAGCACGATTCCGGCTATTTGATTTCGGTCGATACCTGTACGGGAGAAGACCAGCAGATGCAGGGATTGGCCGCAGACCCTGATTTCCACTCGGTTCAGGTATGGAAGGCTCCTTATGAGGACTGGCATGGCGATTGGCACGTAACCAGATTGGTGGCGGTGCATCATTCGAGGTTGGACATCGGTGTTTTGGCACAGGAGGTGGAAGGTGCCGCCCGTTGGTACGGTGGTGCATTCATCGTTCCCGAGGTGAACAACAGCGGATTGGCCTTATTGAAGTATTTATTGGAGATGGGATTGAACGTATACCGCCGCCGCAAGGTAAACGATTCCAGCGGAATGGTTGAAAAGAGTTTCGGATGGTCTACGGACAAGATCACCCGCAAGACGGTAATCGACCACATGGCGGCGGAATTGATGGAAGGAAATTTTGACATACCCGACAAGGATGTTTTGCACGAGATGAAGGTTTTCGTGGTGAATGACCGGGGGAAGCCCCAGGCGGCTCCCGGTCATCACGACGACCACGTACTGGCTGCGGCCATAGCACTTTACAACATTGATCGGGCATCGACTTTCAAGCTGCCCAAGAAGAAGAAAATCACCAACCGCATGCTCCGGAAGAATCCGGGCCTCATGTGCCCCGATGGATTCATGCGAGTTCCGCTGGGCAAAACGAAGGCTTACAAGCGGTTGAAGGTATAAACAACCGAATCTAATATATCGCCATGGCCAAGCAACCTGAGAAAACTAAAATATCTGATTTGACCCCTGAAGAGAGGAAAGCTCTAGTAGAGTCCCTAGCGGGTCGTCTTCACCGCGCGGCATATGGAGAGTTCGGGACGAACGAGAAAGCGTTTAATGCGATAGCGAAAGAGATGCAAGGTTACGGCGACAGCGACCTTGTCAACGAGATCGACGCTTACTGGAAGACTCGCGACGATTATACGAATGGTGGTGCGGGCGGTATTAGAGAATTAATCACGGACGAGTTCAGCGGGGAGTTCCTGGGTATGGGCGACGACCAGGAATCTAAGATGCTGAATGCCTTCGGTTATGCCGAGGATGACCTTTTCTCAGATTCCGCACAGGAGGGCGAAGCGGGGGACGACGTAGGTAAGTCGAATTACGCAAAATTCGGACCCGGCGGTACCGTTCAGTCGGATGACGTGGAACAAGAGGTATTTGAGGATGTAGCGGAAAGGGATACGGGCATAGTACCCGAACGCTCCATACAGGAAGTCAGGCCAGATACAACTTTAGAGAAACCTGGAGAAAAGGCTCGCCGAGAAACGAAGGAAGCGGA